ACAAAAAAGTCGAAGCTGCCGCCGCCGCTGACAATCGACTTGACCGACTCACCAAATTTCTGACCGACGGCGGTTGTTTCGATGTTGTCGCCGTTTAGCTCGATGCTCCATTCCCGCAGTTCGCCTTGGATAAACCACGGCAGACCGCCGATTGCCCTACGCGGTGACAATTCCGCATCGTCATACTCGGCTGTGCCAGCTACAGGCTGCAGATAATTCGGGAAATAATCGCAGATGCTTTCGAGCGTAACTTCGTCAGTTACATCACTCAACCTGTAATCAGCCGACAAGCCAGCAGCACACTCAGCCAATGCGTTGTTGTATTCTTCAGTACCAGCAGCGGCGACAACCACAAATTCAAAATCTAGTTGTCTAAGATCGACCTTCGCACTAGCCGTACCAGCTAAGGCACCAGCTCGTGATGTGTAAAAACTTACGCGGTTTAATTGGTCGCGGTTGATGAAATAGTTGCCAGTATTGACAGGTGTGCCTCGGTTGTAGAAAAAAACGGTGTCGTCACTTGTGACGTAATACTGATCATCCTCGGCTGTTACGTGGATGCGGTTTGGACCTAGTTCCCAAAACGAGCCAAAATAACAACCTACGCCTTCAGGCAGTGCATCGGTTGATAATGGCAAACCATTTGGTGTGACAAGGTAAACTTCGTCGCCACTCCAAAACTCGGTGCTCTGGACAGTTAGCTTGTCTAGATCTGCTCTTAATGCAGATACGGGTATGACAACGGGAGATGGTGCTTCCCGACGAAAACGCACATATCCTTCGTAACCAAGAACCGCCATGGCTTAAAAACCGCCAGTCAGAGGACCAGTTACCTGGAACGAAATGGAGCAAACTTGGATGTCACCAGTGGTTACACTTGGCGATACGCTGGTTAAAAATGCTGTGCAACTTAGGCTCTTGCCACTAAGCGTATCCAGCACAAAACTAACGACATTAGATGTACCAGTTTCGTTGGAAAAGATGCTATTTAGCAAGCTGGTAGCTTGTGCTTCCGATGGGTCATACATCAAGTCTGCTGTACCAGTCGAACCGCGCAGGCCGGTTACATAGGTACGATCATGTACGCCAAGATTGGTGGTTTCCAAGGCATCCTTATTGACGGTCAAGGACCAAGAACGGACCCTGCCAACTGCTGCGCCGTTCCACCGCAACGCGCCGTTTTTACCAGTAAGGACAGCCACGAATCAATCCAAGCTATGCCCAGCTTAGCTAGGCGTCACGTGTTGCCTCAAGTCGTACTCGCACACTACTAATGCCAGGTACAACCCGCTGGAGCTGAGGTGGTTCAGCAAAATGCCAGTTCAAGGCATCGCCACCATCGGATAAGTAGGCAGTTAAAGCAGCATCGGCGCCGGTAAATACAGCGCTTGGGACCGTAACCGTATCCAACTGACCACGGGCTTCGTTCCAAACGTCAAAAAATTGCGTCGCCACAGTGTCGGAAATGTTGTCGAAGCTCAGGCTCAACACCGACTTCGATCCACGGTTGCCGAACAAACGGCGAGTTACGACTCCACCCAAGGAAGTCTGGGCACGCACTGGGAACTCGGGTGCGGTGAAATCCAGTGCTGTAGGTGTTATCGCTGGGAAGGTTGCCATGGTTATTCCGTTACCCAGTTGGAATCGGTGCTCCACTCAGAGTAAAGCTCCAGTGTGCCATCGGACAGTAACGGCGAATGGACAGCCTCAATTTCATAGCCGTCATCGCTGGGTTGGATTGAATCGATTCGGTAGGTGCGGGTTACGATCTCGGAAGTTTTGACCGTGAACACCACTCCAGCTGGTGTTGCTGTTGTGCCGTTGTTACTAACAGTCAAGGTGCCGTCGATTACTTCGGCGTTTTGTTCACCGGTCCAATACACAACTGGGTAAGAGCCATCGGACAGATCGGTGGAAGAAACCAGCTTGCCGTCTCCAGTTACCGCCCCATTGATGAACTGGTTATAGAAGGTGTAATCCAAAGCCACCTTGATGAAGTCACCTGGTGCCAGTGAACTGGTCAGCGCTTCGTAAGTTGTGGTGATACGGACGGTGTGATCAGACAGGCGGCGGGCGGCAATGATGTAGCGGGCGGCTTTGAGCGCGTGGTTTTCGCTGGTGCAGAAATCGGAAACATCGACGCTTTCAATTTCGCCTTCGCCCCAAGTCTTGTGGTACGTGAACCGTTCTTGAGGTTCAGGGAATAGCCCGTACTCGGGATCGGAGCTTGAGGATGGAGCTTCGCCGCCGTAACGCTCAGTCCTGTACTTCACTGAAATTGAAATCGGCTGACGCTGCTCCGATTCCACGGTGCGGAGTTCCATGCTGATGGCGTTGCCCGCAGTAAACAGTCCGCGAATTTCCGGTTTTTCTGGGATTGCCAGTTCCAAGTAAAAGACGCCGCCGCGTTCGATCAGTAGCAAGCAGTGAGCTGCTGCAGTGTCAGCCGCCCATTGGCGCCAGTTGGTGTTGTTGAGTTTGGGACCGTCGTAGAAGAAATGGTTGTCGAAGCAGAACTGAGCAGCGGCGGCAAAAGAAGCGGTGTCAATTTGCTCGGGGCTGATTTCATTGCCGACGCCATACCGGGTGTTCAGCATGAAGTCGTACAGGATTTCTGGGAACAAGTGGCTCGCTTCAAAGCCGCCAGTAAAGGTGTTGACTTTGATGCCTTCGGTTACATACGCCGAAAACTGCGAAAACTGTGACCATTCTCGCGTTGCCTTGGCATTGATGCCCACCAAACACAGGTTGTCGTATAAAGGCGTGGTTTCGTTTTCTTGCACCACGTTCACATACGTGATTTCGTGCTCAGGGCCAGATGCACAGCTCGTTGTAATTTCGTCATAAACAAAAAATTCTGCAGCGCGAGCGTAAAAATCGACATACGTTCCATCGTTGTTGGAGCCGTAGGTTCCTTCAGTCCAGCTGATTCCGATCTCGCGTTTGGGGCGCAAATTCTGTATATCGAACATTTCAGAGCTGCTAAAGCCGCTCATAAAACTGCCCTTTGCAATAATTCTGCCGGCAGCAAAAGGTACAGTTACATAATCACCTTCAAAATCAGAATCGAGAAGAACAATACTTAGAGTCGTATTTCTGATCTCCCAGCTTGAGACTGGCTCAATGCGAACTTCCCAGCTGGCATCGCCGTTTAATGCAAAACGCAAGAAGTTAAACACCGGTGTTTCCTTTGCGCTGCCCACGCAAAAAACTGTATTTCCAGTTGTAATAAACGGCGTAGAGTCGTTAGGGTCACTGCGTAAAGACACTCGGAAAAAGCTATACCGCTTTTCTGGGGATGTAATTGTCCCAGAAGCAAATACTGCATTTGTCAAATTATCTTGGATGCTGGCACCGTCTAGAGCATCTGCAGCTTTGAAATTGATTGCTCGATAACCAGGCACACTATCCGGCGGTTGTTCAACGTTGATTACTTCTGTAATTGTATAAGCAAGCATGGAGCTGCCTCCGCCTTGCAAAGGGATCATTACTGTGACCACATCGTTTACCTTATAGTCTTGCCCCCCATCTGTTATCACAACACTTGTGATGATTCCACCGGAAACGGTGATAGTAAAAACAAGTCCTGTCCCGCTACCACCATTAGGGCTTAAAACATAGGTGCCGTTTACAAATGCCATGCCCGAGCTGGAGCCCGTAGCCGGAACTAAAGCTTCGACTGCGCCAGTTAGTGCTAATACATCAGTAACTATGTAAAAGAAAGTGGCTAAACCTGCCGTGTTAGTTGGCAAGGTAACACTGACCATGTCGGAAACCGCATAACCGCTACCTGCATTGAAAATTGAACTTGCGACAATTCTTCCCCCAGATACGAGGAAAGACATTGATAAGCCAGAGCCAGATCCACCGCTAAAGCTACGAATATATGTACCGTCCTGGAGATTTGAACTGCCTGTTTGTTCCGCACTTATAGCGTTTACAACGCCAAACTCAAAAGCCGTAATCTCGCTAGGTACATCCGCAAAATTGCACATGCCTTGGATCTGCATGGCAACGGTGCTGCGAATGCCAATCTCAAAAAAGCGTGTACGACGGTTAAGTGTTACGCCTCCCAAAGCGCAGCGGAAAAGCTGCGGAAATGCTGATGCCGTGTAATACCGCTCACCAATCTCGCCTAAAGCGTAGTTTGTACCTACGGTGTCAAACAGCCATGGCTTAGATGCTCTTGTATCATCTGGATCATCTTCTGCTGGATAAATTTTGTTCGCGTCCGGTATATCAAAGAATCGTACATCCACCAGTCGAGTACCAGCTACACCTACCCTGCCAGAGCGCACCACTACAAACGTACACATCAGACTTTCGCCTGGTGCGCCTGTGTCCTCGTCCGCCAAATTATCTTCGCCCTCTAAGGCATCCAAGCTGTAATCAGCCTCGCTGATAAATACAGGGCTACGTGAGATAAGAATTGCCAAGCATGAGCCGACCTTGTAAAGTTCTCCTTCTTGCAATGCAGCATCATATTGTTTTTGGCGTCCGGCAACTGATTGCGCCACGCTTACAAGAGTTTCTTCGCCATCCTGCGATCCAAGCTTGTTGTCGCTGTTGCGCTGGTTAACAACAATCGCTGGAGTTCTTCTTAAATTGCGGATTGCATCTGATTTGGAGCTAAGCATGTACTCAAATGTGTCGCCAACTACTAGGTCCACAAGTTCGCCTTCGCCGCCGCCTCGTGAGGTTGAAATAATTCCTGATTTGCTGCTGTAGCAGTATTTGTATTTCCAAGCTTCGGCTACGGCCTGTGCATCATCGGTGGCGTCGTACTCGTCGTCGTTTGCCTGTAACTGTCTTAGCGGGCGGATGCGTGGATTGATGCGATACCCCAGACCGTTGGCAATGGGCGAGTAAAGACCGAACGAAGTTGATGTGCTTGGCTTGTACGCACCACAGAAATATGGAACAAGATTGTCGGTTCCAATGTCTGGTCTAAAAATGTCTGAACCGTAAATGCCTTGTCCGCCGATATCATTACGCGACCCAGACAAGTAGTTGCCAACGGCCATACGACCGCCGTTTCTTACTGAATAAATAGCAATTCGCTGTAGGTTGCCGTCGAACGAATAGGCACCAAGGGTGTTGTTGCCAATGGCAAAGCTTTTCGGCTGGATTCTGCCGATTTCGCCTTCGGATACAAGGAAGACAGCACGCAGCATCTGGTTGCCGCCGAGTGACCAGATCTGGCTCCAGAGCAGTGGAGTGTTGACGCGGGTGCCGCCGTACCACTGCCCGTTTAGAAATTCGCGCTTGGTGTAAACCAGTGGGATTGGATCACCAAGTGGTGCGACATCTTGTACGGCTTCAAAACCGTAAGTTGGTGCAAAGGATGACGGGACTTGGAGTGTGTCGCCTTGACGTTGACGAGTTGTTAGTCGACCTTGCCTAGTGTCTTGAGGTTTTGGAAGTAATAAGGTTGAAACAATCGTGAAACCTACGCCGACAACAAGATTGATGATTGCAATAGCCAGTGCGATACCTGCCTCGCTTCCGGCAATAACAGCAGGCTGTGGTCCCTCTAATGCACGGCGCTGTACCTCAGCCTTGTACCAGCGCATCTCATCTTCAGTCAGCCCCAGTAGCTGTGCGATGTAGCGGTCTTGGGGCAGAAGTGGTGCGCTCATTTCCAGTCGTACCAGTCGAACTTGCGGAGGATATTGCCCGGTAGCCAACGGACGCCACGCTTGTGGCTGACGTGCAGTAAGCCGCCGTCGATCATCACTGCTGTTCCAATCTGATCGGGCGTCTCAAACACTGTAAACGCGCCATCGCGGGGAGTCTGCACTGGCACCAAGTGCGGCAAGATCAGCTTGTGGATGTCTTCAAATGCCTCGGCTTTGGCTAGCAAAATCAGCGTTGCCACGTCCATTGCATTTGGAGCAGGCAGGTTGAGGTACTCGCGGATGCGCGTGACCATGAGCAGACAATCGCAGCCCTCGTCACACGTCGGATCGTCACCAGTGACGAGCTTTTTTCCAATCCACTTGTGCCAGTTCATGAGATTACGAGTGTTCCAGAGCTTGGGACGCTACCGACAAGGTTGCGGGATAAGAAGCGCCCTGGACCCTGCCTAGTTGCATCGCCCGGACCACGCAACACAAAGGTCAGGATTTCTTGGTCGTGGCTGAAGCTGCCGACGACCCACAGCTCACGCGAAATCATTGCTGCCTCGCTCAGCGAACTGATGTTGATCTCCCGCGTGGTGACCTCTGCCAAGTAGCGGTTGTCGGCGGCTTCCTTGGCATAGTTGACCGAGATCGTGTTCAGTGGCACCACCAAGTTGCCTTGGGAGCGTTCGCCTGCGGTCTGACCAGCGCCTTGCCCATAGCCAAAGGGAAGGAAATCACTGGGGCGATCCACGAAAAAGTTCTGCCACAGCGG